AAAGACGAAACTAAGGGTGCTGTTAGTTAGGCAGCGCCCGGTGAACCGAACACAGCGCGTGGGTCAGAGAACCCGAAGCTGTAGCGCTCACGAGCCTTGAACCGCATGTTGCCAGTGTCGAAGTCTGGGTCCATGTTGGTTGCCAGAGGCATACGCTCAAAGTGCTTGAAGCCGTTTGGTGCGTCTGTTTTGATGAAGAACGCATCAGTGTCGGTCAAGTAGTCGTTGACTACATAACCTTCTGGCAACATGCCAGATGACTTGATAGCGTTGACATCGTTGTCAGCTGTACCAACGCGGAGGTTGGAAACCAGCAGACGTTCAGCAACAAACTGAAGCTGACGAGGAACGATAAGCTTCATACCGCGCAGGGCGATAATCAGGCCACGCTCATCGGTGAACCCAGCGATGCTGATCAGAGCGTCTTCAAGTGAAGTTTCGTTCAGGTCAGCAGCAGTTGCTGGTTCGTTGGCGAAAGTGCCACCGGATGTCAGCGGGTGGTCAGTTGCACAAAGTGCTTTGCCGTCGCCACCAGCGGTTGCACCGCCAGCGAAAGCGTTGTTAAGCACGTTGGCAGCTTTAACCTGCTTCGTGTGTGCCATGGAACGAGCCAGAGCACGGGTGTAGCGAGAAGCCAGACGATCGTAAAGATTGTCTTCGACAGCTTCTTCAGTGATTGAGAAGCCCATAGCAATGGTCTCGTGGTTATACCGAGCGGTATAAGCCTCTTGAGCATCGTCATAGGAGATCCCTGTGCCTTCGTTTTTAACCGGAGCGGCACCGAAACCACTCAACATTACTTCCTCTTCGAATGCCCGATCAGATGATTCGGTGTCGAAGATTTCAGCATGCTGACCTTCATAACGGTTGTATTCCATACCAAAGAGGGCGTTGAGACCCGGCTCTAGTTCTTTGGCGAGTTGTGCGCGAGAAATAGCCATATCCTAAGTCCCCCTTTAGCTAGTAGCAGCTTCAGAATCAGCCTGAAGCAATGCATGGTTGTTGATCATCACGATCATCTGGATACCAGCTGCTGTGAAATCTTCGTTCTCAACATCCTTCTGAATGCCCACAATCTTCAGTGGGGCAGAAGTATCAGCGGATGAGATCCCATCGATGTCCATAGCGGCACTGGAAATACCAGTTGTCGCACTACCGCTTGCACCGCTGGAGAACAGAGCGTTCTCGAAGATAGCAGCACGAGCAGTTGCTTCGTTAGTGAAAGAAGCGTCGGTGCAAACGATAAAGCGCTGCATCGGGTTGTCGTACACATATCCGATAATATCGAAGTTTGTGTCGGCACCTGATCCGGGCCAATAGTTTGAAAAGACTTTCTTCCCAGTTGTGGATGAAACATACTCACATCCAGCGAATACACCTACGAGAGCTTCAGTGTCGCCAGTAGCAGACGCGATGACGATTTCGCCACCGTTATCAGCTTTGACCGGAGAACCCTGATAGATCGCACTTGCAGCGCTGTCGATGAAGTATGCATTTGTACCACCAGTAGCAGGAGCGCTACCAGCAGTGTTAATCGGCTTGAGGCCGAAGGCTACGTTTATATTAGCCATTGCTTACTCCTTAAAGTTAATGGAGGTCATTTTTTGCCCCCAAAGGTTACACGACTTTGCCTATCATTAAACATAGGCATTGAGGGATGTTGTTCCCTCATCAGGTTTTCGTCAACGGCTTTCATCTGGTTGCGGGTCTGCTCCCGGTAATATTCAGTTCTTTCCTCGACCGTTTCCTCGGGAATACGGCACAGCATTAATCCGCCTACGCCAATAATCCCTGCATTCTTACCGTCTTCAATAACAGGATAACGTCCTTCCATCTCTGGATATTCGTCAGCCCGTACTGGCTCCCAGCCCTCACGAAGCTTGGCATGCATATTTGTCTTATCATCCTCTCCACGAATGGAAGTTCTGATCCAACGGTGTGCGTACCCTGCTGGTGGTTGCGGGGCCTCCAACTTCGAAGGCGGTGCCCATGGCTTACGCCGGGCTTTAGTTGCGCGAGTTTCCGCCTCGCGAGGCGTTCTGTTTGATGTAGTCATAACTTTTACTCCTTCACATACTTTGCATATTCTTCAAGCGGAACATTCAATCGTTTCGCAATAGCAATTTGCGAAGGTGAAAGTTTGACTGTTCTGCGCCCCTTTGACGACGACTTGGAAGCCGTGGACTCAGCAGAAGCGACTCTGGGTCCAGAATCTCGCACAGCCGCTTTGAATTTATGCGGGAACTCTGTACGAACTCGTTTGTCAAGCTCATTATAATACTCATCGCTCGTTGGGTCAAACCCTTCTTCTTCAATAAGTTGGCGATGTATACCAAAAGCTGCATATGTCATGGTCTGATCTTGACCAAACCAATCATTCTTTTGTGCCCACTGCTCGGCTTTTGGGTCAGGCTGTGCCTGTGGTTGAGCCTGCGGCTGCTGCTGTGGAATAACCTGCTCTTGCTGTGGTCGAGCTGCTATTTCCTCACGCCGTCTGCGAACCTCTTCCAAACGAGCCTGCTCAAGTGCCAGCTTACTAATGTTTTGCTGTGCCTCAAACATCTTGTCAGCGTCGCCTTCTTCATAAGCCTTGCGGTAAGCTTCTTTGGCAGATGCAATCTGTGAATCAACACGACTGCCAAACTCACCAACATAAGACTGGTCAAGCTGGTCTAAACGAGATTTTAATTCATCGTTTTGCTTCTTAACAGCTTCGGCATACTCAATGGCGGCCTGCCGCTGACGCTCTTCTTCGCGGTAGCGGTGGGTCAGTTTACTAATTCTTTTCTGGACAGACTCGGAATACTGTTCAAGTTCTCCGTCGTCGTTGTCCGCTTCTGGGGCAGCGGCTTCTAGCTGCTCTTCTAGCTGCTCTTCTGTTTCCTCGGTAGCATCGGTTTCGATGATCTCGAGTTCTTCTTTCTCTTGTGGATTGGCTTGCATACTATACTCCGTATGTTTTGATATCGTCTGGATTGACGATGGTTGCAATGACTTCGTCATCGTTAATGATACGAACTTCGCCACCTTCGATATTGAAGCGTGAACCTGCGTATCTTCCAATACATATCCAGTCACCTTCCTTGCACCATGGCTGAGAGTCAGGACCAAACTTGTCTGGATCCTTATAAGCCAGTGGCCCGACCTTGACGACGTAGCATACAACTGTAGCCCGTGCTTCACGATCTCTTGCATTATCTGGAATATAGATGCCGCTTTCGGTTTTCTCCTTACCAGTGTAAGGCATTACCAGTATACGCCATCCTGTAGGCTGTGGGACTCTCTCACTCAGTGGTTTTTCTTTGGCTTTTGCTTCAGCTTCTTTTTTAGCTCTTTGTTGTTCGACTATGTAGTCAGGTACCAAGAGAGTCTTCGTCATGATTAGCCTTTTTCAGCAGGGTTTGTAAGTCATCCAACGCGAAAGAGAGTCCCTGAATCTCCCCAACCATTGCGCGATAGTCTTCCATACTGGAACAACCACCAGTTGATAAAGACAAACTAATGTCTTCTATCCGATTTTGCAAGCTTTTCCTATATTTTACGATAAAATCTGAGACGTTCATTCGTAGTCTACGCTTGTGATTGGTCCACCTTCTTCGAACTCCGCACAGGAGTTAGCGGCTGAACACATAAACTTTAGCAGCTGGCAGTAACCAACCTCACCAGATTCGTCCTTCATGCACTGCTGCATCTCCGGTGAAATGTTGAAGTAACGACACTCACCACAGGATGTTTCTGGATTGATGGCGGGGCCATACTGATCTTCTTTGATTGCGTAACGCTGGTTCTCTTCGTTGGTTTCAACGTCCTGCGTTGCGATGGGGCAGGTAAACCCTTCCTCAGATTCTTCCATCCGATCCACAGGCATTCCATCCTGAATCTCTTTTGCCAGATCTAGACCGTCTGGTATTAATTTGATTTCGATTTTCATAGTGCTGGGTTTCCTAATATATTAAAACTTTCAGGTATTATATCGAGTGGTTCACCCATCGATCCCAAGAACCGACCCGGACGAGCAGGGGGTACTTGAACACCTTTAGAGCCGAAAGAGATTACATCGGGGTCTCCCCTTCGCACTCTTGCTTGAAGCTCTTGCCCAATCACAGCCTGAAGCTGTGGATTGTCGGCTGCTTTACTAAAAGCAGATTCTAGGTCTGTTGTACGAGCACCTGTTAGCATCATTGTCAGGTCCTGTTGTGGTGTTGTAGTTAAACTCGAAGAAGCTGGAATTGCCTCCCCTGCACCAAATGTCAGTTGATCGTTGGGAGTTGGATCTGGCGCAGTGATTTGTGCCATTGGACTGCCGTAGCTTGGGGCTGCCGTAGCTGGTGCGGTGACTTGTGCCAT